ATGGGACACTACTACCGAAAGGGCTATACCCATAACCATGACCATGATAATAGTTACCATAGATTGCAAAAGAACCTTTGTAGGTCGTGGTAGTAATCGCGGAGGCTTGATAAGATATAGTAAACGTATAGCTAGACGAGTTACCCGCTTGGTCTGTCGCTGTTACTGTAAAAGGTGAAGCAGACCCAGCACTATTGATGGCGTATAGATTAGTTACTACACCAGTAGAGCTGTTTATTCCATAGATAGGAGCAGAGCTGTTTATACTATATGTAAAAGGTGTACTCATAGCACCGTCAGGGTCAGACACTAAAGAACTAACATCAATCAATGTCGAACCAGCAGCTAATGGAGAGTTTTGTGTAATATGTGAATTACTAACAGTCCAAACTGGAGCTTCATCGTCTGTGTTAATTAGTGAAAAGACGTAAGACAATGATGCAGTCTGTTGAACACCTTCTTTTAAAAAGTGACACCCAACAGTTACGTTTATGTTTCCTGAGTATGTCTCATAGTCTAAAGGTACTGTTGCTTTTAATTGACCGTTGCTTTGGTTAATTGTGAAAAACCCAGCGATATTTTGACTAACTATATGGTAGTCTACGAATTGGCTTTGAGGTAGATCATCGCCAGCCGTGTACCCATCTATTGATTGAGTGCATTTAGCCTGAACAGTATCTAATGCTATGTTAGCAACGTCCACTTCGTTAATGTTCTCTACAATTATACCTAGCGGTGATAAAGTATAGTTACTAGATTCTAAATTTACCGCGCCTTCATATTGCTCTGTAATAGGGAAACCTACATTAATGCTAGAAGTGTTTCCTGCGGTGTCGGTTGCTGTTATTTTAACAGTATAAGTGTCACCTACAATATTGTGATCGATAGGAGCTAACGAAGTTACCGCACCCGAACTTGAGTTGATCTGTAGATAACTCGAAGCTGAGTTGTCCGTTTCGTTTAGCTGCCATGTTACAGTCTCATCAGCAACAGCAGTATAGTGAACATCACCACCAGTATAGGTAATGTGTTCCTCTAAGGTTGCACCTGTTGTGCCAGACGTAATCACAGGCGGTATTTCATCTACATCTAATACGTTTATGTTAACAGTGTAATCACCAAAGTTCCCTAGAGAGTCAGTGGCTCTAACTACAAAATTATACGCTTGCGTAGTCTCATAATCTATAGCACCTGTAAGACTGACTTCACCGTTAGCGGTGTCAAAAGCAAAAACGCTTGGCACATTACCTACTACCGATAAAGTAATCGGAGTGCTTGGGTCTGTTGCTACTATTTCACCTAACACAGTTGGCGAAGTGTTCTCATATACACCAATAGTTACACTACTAGACCCTAAAGTGCTTGTCGAAGAAGCCAGAGTCTTAGTATAAGTAATTGTAGGTGCAGTAGAATCTACTACAGGTATTGTTACAGTTTTATAAGTTCTAAAACCGTTAGTGTGTGTTGCCCTTACTATGAAAGAATAGCTTTGGTTAGTGCCATAATCAGGTGAGGAGTTAATCGTTACCACACCTGTACTCACATTCATTGTAAATGAGGCTGCATCTAACAAACCAGTCTCTAAGTGCCATACAGTTCCAGATTGATTACTTGTGGCTGTATAAACAGTCTGCCCAGCTGCACTCCCATCAATCAAAGCTGTAGCCGTGTTGCTAGAAGTTATCTGAGCGTGTTCACCAACAATTAATACGTTTTCAAACGGCTCACCGTTGATTTGACCTATATATTCACAAACATGAGTTGGACTGTTATAACCAACATAAGGCGTAGTGAATGTATATGTACCATCCTCATTATCTGTTAAAGTTACATTTAAAATGTCATCAGACACCAACGTAGAGCCACTAAACTCTCTTTTTCTAATTGATATTAAATCTTTAATTCCTGTAATTGCAGCAATGTTGTATTCTGCGTTATCATACATTGTTAAAGTCATATCTAAATCAGCACCGTTAATGGAATGTGTTAATTTAGAATATTTTAAGTAACAATCAGAAGTTAAAGTAAGCTTCTTAGTGTTATCGTTAGTGGATGCTAAATGGTTCTCTATAGTCATAGAGCCAGTTCCAGAACTAGGTGCTTTAACTACTTTATCAGAACCAGCAACCTCATCAGTTTGGAATGCTTGTCCATTTACATGACCATAAACATCCCAAGGGCTTGTTTTTGTAATTGACCAAGAGGTATTAACAGAAGTCCAAGGGTCTGTTCCTCCGTCATAATACCTTTCGTTTTCGGCTTCTTTTATGACAAGCTGTTGTAATTCAACAGGAGTCAAGTTAGGGTTTTGCTGTAAGTAAAGACAAGCAATACCAGACACCTGTGGGCAAGCCATTGATGTACCACTCTGTGAAGTTTTCTTATATCCAGCAGCTTTAGGGTTATTTACCAAATCCTTTTCATAGGCTGTGTGGTAAGAAAAGTTAGTTTGGAAATCATCTTCATCTTTTGCTCTACCTGATGCTGCCACTACGTTTTGACCGCAAGCCCATATATTCACTGCTGCGCCACAGTTTGAAAAACGAGATTTGTGTAACTTAGTATATTGACCGAAGTAATGCTTTGTGCCAACTGATCCCACGTTCAATGCTTGATGATGGTAAGGTGCTGGGGGTCTATGATACCAATATTCTCTTTTCAGGTTTGTAATCTGATTTCCGTTTTCATCGTTGCCGTTAGGGTTATCTAAGTTATCGGTTGTTTCAGTGCGACACCACAATTTGTTGCCGCCATTGTCAGTTTCAGTGGGAGATACAAAAATAGTTTCTTTGTTATTCCAGTCTCTTCCAGCACTATGCTGGCTTCCCATCAAATCATACTTCTCATCGTAAACGTGGTCGGGTGATTCTACATCGTGCCATTGACTTTCGTTACCAGCAGCAGTCACACAGTGAATACCCGCGCTTATACACTGACCAAGAAGGGTGTTTATTTCTTCACCGTTTACGTTACCCTGAGCGTCTACAATAAAGTTGGACATAGTTCGGTTTAGATCAACACTGCTTGAGTGTAGTACCCCACCAACATTGCTACTTCCTACTACAAGGCTGGCGTTATAATGTACACCATAATTCCACATTTGTTGCCTTACTTTTTCGTTTGTAGCACTTACTTCATCTTTAAAAGTAGAATCATTTATATCATCGCCTGATACCAACTGTTGCCCTGTTGTGTTATGTATAAGAGGCTGACCGATAGCTAAATCAGTAAAATTATTAAAGACACCTGTCCAAGCTTGTCCCCTGTACTCGCCAGCAGTGTTACCATACCGCTCAAAATATCTTAAACCAATACTTAAGTTTAAAACTGTAGGTCTACCGCTTGTTTTCTGGTTGTGCCAAGCTAATACTAAATCAAAAGCATCCGCAACCCTTTCCGCTTCGGTTTTACCCTCTCCATCAGCTATTTGGCTGTAAGAGCATACATATATATTAGCCTTTTTAGCCCATCCGTGTTTTTTACCACAGGCGATAGAAGCCACATGAGTTCCGTGTCCAGTAGGGTCTACCTTATAATGATCTTCGTGTTGGTTTCCTACAATACCTGTTTCTTCATACCAATTAATTCTTTGAACTCTGCTATTTCCTAGCTCATCATCAAAATCTGGGTGATCTGCTAAGATGCCAGAGTCAATAGAAACCCAATCAACACCTTCACCGTCATACTTATAATAATGTGTATTCTTTCCATAGATGTTACCATCTGTAAAAGCTGTGGTGTTATACACAGTGCCATCGTCAAAAGTAATTGTAGGGTGTTTTAACTTAATGTTGTTTTGGTTTTGGGGGTCTAAATTTTCAAACTTATCGTGACCAGAGTGAATATATAAACCATGATTTCGTAAATCACCGTGAGCGTGTATAGGGTCTTGGTTTGGAAATCCTATCTCTAACTGGGGAACAGTATTAGTGTGGCTATCTACTGCCCAAAAATGCCCTTTGTCAAACTTATCGTCAACATTATCGACTACTTCGCCCGACACTTTAGGTATAACTTTTTCTACTCGTTCATCTTCGTAAAGTGCAGCGGCTTCCTCTTCCGTAAGCCAGTAGTCCGTCATTTTGTTGTTTTTAGGTCTGGCGTTAAGGGTCTTAACTTTTCTTGTAGGTACGGTGGAAGAGCCACCACGACTAGACAACTCCTTGTCTAAGTCAGCGATGTCTATACCATCCTTTACTACTACAACGTATTTACGTTCACTCATAAAAACCTCAATTAAAATTCATACACGAATACAAAAAGCTCGCCTGATTGTACTGCTGCTCCGTTGGTATCAGTTACAGTAACCTCGAAATACTCAGTGCTTCTATTAACTTTAATGTTAACATTTGTATTTTCTTGGTAGTAAGCTTGCACCTGATAATCGTTTGTATTTGCATAGTAATATGGTGAAGCTGGGTGATTACCTAAACTAACTCTAAACGTACCATTTACTGGCTCGCTATATGCGAAGTTACCGCCTTGTGGGGGAACTGCAACGCTGTCGCGGGATTGAGAAAGGTTAGCTAAGTCTAAAACAAAAGCAAACTTAGGTGTAGGTACACCGTTTATAATAACACCGCTAGGTGCTGTGATGTCTAAATTAGTGCTGCTTATTAACTGAGTATCATCACTACCGTAGGTAGATATAACATTATTAGATACTACAGCCCAGCCGTTTAGTACATCTTGAGTTGCGTTAGCTGCTGCCTCAGCTGCTTGCTTTGACGAAAGCGCAGAGTTTTTATGCTGCTCCGCTAGAGTTGCGTTATTCAATACGTTAGAGCTAACAGAGTTTACAGCCGACACGCTTGTCGATTGTTGAGTCTGTATCGCACTGATAGCAGTCGATTCAGCAGTGTCTATAGTACCTTCAGCATCTGTAACGAGATTAGGTATTGTAGTGTTTACTGCTGTGTTAACGGTACTAGCCGCTAAGTCACTGTAGTGCTTGGCTGAAAGTTGCGCTGTGTATTGTGTACCATCTATTGTCACATTAAAAGTACCAGTATGATTAGCGTACTTCTGAGCTGCTAAAGCGTTGCTCTGTGAATCAGAAAGCGCACCTGACAAACCGCCCATGTCCGTAAGCGTTTGATTTATTTGATTGTTAGCGTTAATAGAATCTTGTGCTAACCCATCACTAGTAATCATTCTGGGTAAATATGTATTATTATAAGCGTCTACATGAGCCTGTACTGTGGCTGCGTCAGTTACAAACGATCCCTCTAGTGTCTCAATCGTTAATACATCAGTTGCCTGTAAAGGCATAATATGAATAAAGTCTGAGATACTATTGTAATAATAATCAGCAGAAGCAGGAATATCAGCCTGTTGTGCTGCCTTTACCAACTTCACACCGTTTAGATACACATTAGAATGTGTCTCATCATACTTACCGTACAAAAATATTTTAGCAAAGGTATTTGATGAGGGGTTGTTAGCTACATCATTATAACCGTTAGTCGAAGTTGTGATTAGGTGTGTAGCTTTTGTAGGAACTGCCGCAACCCAACTTGTTCCGTTATATACTTGTAGGACGTTAGGTGTTGAGCTAGTGTTGTACCATAACGTGCCGTTAGTTGGATCAGTGGGAGCTTCCCCTTGAGAATAATAAAACTTACCTGACGCTGTGTTAGTAAAGTTAGCTTTATCGTAAGCCTCTTGAGCCATATAAAATATTTGGTTAGAGTCTTTATCCAAAGTGTCAGCTTTCAAGATTGAGCCGTCACTAAAGTCTACAAGCCTCTCATTATTTTGCGTGTTACGCTCAATAGTAATTACAGCGTTCTCAGCGGGTAGATAATTGTTATTAAAGTTTATTGTGGTGGTGTTATAAGTATAATCAGTACCGTCTATTTTTAAATCACCGTTCACAAATACTTTAATATCCGCTTGCTCAAAATGGTTAGGCAGCGCGAAGTTAGTGAGAGCGGTATCACCCGCTCCCCAAGTAAATGTCTTAATTGAATTTGCCATTTATTTATCCTGTTATTCAAAAAGTGAAATGTTTTCACGATTAGTAGAATGTCCATGCTGGAGCATTCGTTCAAATTGTTCCCTCTGCTTTACCTGATCTCTAAGACCAGTAATCCTAATAGCTCTATCCAGACCCATGTTTCTAGCTTCTGTTAGTAACGCCCTTGTGCGTTTAACTCGCTCACCTATAGTGTGTTTATTAAGAGGTGAGCCTAACTCTAGTTTTGTGTCTGTTGCTAGTTCGTGTAGCTTGGGAATTAACCAAGGGATTTTATACATCTCTTGCATCATTACATTGAACAACACTGTTGGCTGTCCGTTGTACTCTACTTCGATGCTTCTTAAATCTTTATTAGGGAATCTATCGTCCCTTGTTTTCTGTCTCGTGAAATTACCAAAGTCTAAATTCTCCAACTTAGCTAAGTAGTCCAGAACCTCCATGTGTTCTTTGCTTCTACCGTTAGCCAAATCTTCTGGGTATGCTGCACCAAAACCTGTAATTTGTGTATAGGTTATTTCGCGTTCCATAGGGAAACCTAAAGCATCAAAACGTAGTGGTAGTCGTGTATCGTAAGGACTAACAGACGCTAATAGTTTATGCTTGATTGTATTAGGCTGCACTATAGGAGCATCCCCTCGTATAGCTTCATTCATTTTCTTAAAGGAACTTGGAACCATTTGTAAGCCTTTTTCTAAGACAAAGTTACCAAGAAGGTTCATACCTTTCTCTTTATCTTCCCCTTCTGGGCTTTCCATTAATCCCGATACTTTTACCGCAGTGCCTACTGTATCTGTAATACCTTGAGTTAGTGCTGAGTCACGGAAGGCTGAGATAGCCGTTGCAAAAGCAACACCCAAAGAAGCCATAACTGAATCAGGTATACCACCTTTTAATCTTTCAGGATCGACACCATCCATGTTACGCTGTTGTTGGTAATCCATGTAGCCGTCCAAAGCGTTTACAATGATAGTTGTAGGAATACGCAAAGGTTCAAAACGAGCAAAGTTTACTTCCTCTCCGTTCTCGAAGAAGAAAGGTTCTTTGATTGTCAAAGGTCTCATCGTTGACTTATTCTTTTCACCTGTCTTGGTGTAGTCAACATTAGCACTACCTGAGATTTCACCCATAGCATATTTAGTGACAACGTATAAAGTCCAAGCATAAGCAATAGACGCTTCTGTCTTAGCTCTTGTTTGCGCTCTAACACCGTTAGCACCTGAGAGGTCATTACGGAATTGAGGTAACAGTTGGTTAACCGCAGGGGTTAGTCGCATAGACTCATGGAACAACCACGCTGGTGTTCTAAAGAATAAGTTACCCATGAAACGTGACCATGCACGATGTCTGGTAACATCCTCGTAACCAGCAGCTAGTCGCTCTGCAAAGCCGCCTTGTTTGTTAAAGTCTCTCTTATAAAGCAGAGTTCTAACATCGTTCAGTGCTTCTTGCCCTGTTCGCTCTATTTCATCAGCTTCTTTAGCTAAAACATTTGCTAAGTTGTGTGACTCTTCTGTACCTTCTTTGAGAAGTCTACTCACTTCCTTACGCATACTCTCTACAGTGACATCATCACCCAGAGTTTTAAATGCGCCTTTACCATACTTAGCTACTTCTGCCTCAACAAAATCTTCTAACTCTTTACCAGCTAAACCTTTTCGCGTACCTAGCTCGTAGATAGGTTTCATTTTAGACATAGAAAGGTGGAAGTCATAGCCTTTGTTTATTTCTGCTTCAATGTTATCATCAATAAACTTTCTCAGCTTGTTGCCGCTAAGTCCTTGCTCCAAACCTTCTTCTACTAATTTATCAAAACCTATAGCAGTTAAAGAAGATACCGCTGCCATCTCTTGTTGGAAAGCATCTGATGCGCTAACCAAACGTGGGAATATACGAAGAAAACTAGCAGCTTCCGAAGAACCTAGGATGTCATTAATCTTAACACCACCCTCTAGGATACGAGACAAGTCAGCCGTTAGTATTGTCTGCTCATATCGCGTAGAAGCTCTAGCTGAAATCCAAGCTGCTTCCATAGCTCCCTTCATCTGGGAGTAAACCATCAAGTTCTTTTTCCATGCCATTTTGTTCAGTGGATCACTTACCAAAGTGTCAAGCATAGGGAAGAAGGCAACCTTCATCGCAGGGTATACAGTGTTATAGATTAAAGTAGGAATACTAAACACACCTGAGATAGCTGCCTCTAACAATTTTTCATCTAAACGGCTTTCGGGTTTAACCGTAACAGTGTCCTCGATGTTCAAATCTTCCATTTCTTTCATAAGCTCTCGTACACTGCTCTTAGGGTTATTAAGGGCTTCTACTTTGGCTTCTCTTAACTCTCTTGCAACTTTTTCGTTACCATCCTTGAGAGCCTTGTCGATTTTTACATCAAACTCATCAAGCATCTTTTGAAGCCTTCTGTTGTAGACTTCGCGTGTCACTTTCTTCTCTACCTTCACCATATCAAACTTTTCACCACGCTCTTTGGCTGCGGTAGCTTTAATATCGAGGAAGAATTTAATAGCTTCTAGATCACGACCTGAGTAAGCATTGACGTAGGCTTTTACAACATCTAACTGTTCGCCTACTCGTATAGCTTTTATCAAGTCACCCTTAAGCAAACTAGCCTCTGCTGCTGTTAATGTTTCATCTAACAGTTTACCATTAATACGATCTACGTCATATCTAGACAACTGTGCGGCAGCGTTGATCTGTTTTTTAGTTTCCGAATACCAATCACCCATTTTGGTTAGGTCGTTGCTGTCTGGTACTGCGTGGTCAAACTCTTCTATAATACGTTTTGCAGCACCTTCGGGGTTTGCCTGTACATCCTCAAAGATGTTGTAAGCGTGTTTAAAGAAAGGTTTAGCTAATTGAGCTACTGGTATAGTTTGTACTGGTACATCGTCAGCTTTAGGTTTAGGGGCATCAAGTTTTTCTAACTTAACATTCTTTTCAGGATTCCAATATATTTCTACATTGTGTTCCTTGTTCCCTGTTTTTCTGCCACCAATATGACGATAACCTTCAAAACCTTCTTTTGCTAATATCTCTTGTAGATATAAAAATCTATTTTGTACTTCATCTCTAGATAAGCCATCATGCTTAGAAGTTGCTCTAAACTCATCAAAAGCTTTTGCAATAGTCCAATCAGGTTCTTGTACAAACTCACCGTCAAAGTTTTCATAAATGCCTAAATGACGTTCATCGAACTCATCACCAAAAGCATCTTCCATTTTCTTCTGTAGGTCAGGCGTTATAGGCTGTTCTAAGTCAAACAACTTAGGCTCACCTGTTACTACTACTTTGTATTTTGTGGGGCTTGTTCCTTGCCCTTTATTAGTATAACCCTGAGCAATATCTAAAGCATCTGTAGTGTAGAAACCTTGACCGTAGATATTTCGATTATCATAATACTTATCACCATCTCCAATTACTACTTCATTAGATGATCCGTGATATTGCTGTCCCTGACCTCGCGTATCTTCAATCGCATCAGCTCTTTCTTGCACATCTTTTATTAAGCTTTGAAGCTGTGACGCTGGTGCTTCATTATCTACAGCTTTAGCTACAGGTGTGCCAGCTACTTCTCTAGCTTCTGCCAATCTTTTCTCAGCAATAATGCCCGCTGCAATTTCAGACTTTTTCGCATCTTCTTCTAGTTTCTTAACTTTAGGGTCGTAATACTTTTTGGCTATTTTACCTAGTCCATAATCTAAACCAGACCCTAATACGCCACCAGCAACACCGCCAATACCACCCATCATTAATGTTTGAGTTGTGTTGTATTCGTCTTGCTGCCCTGCATCGATACGGACGTTCTGCATCATTGCATCAGATGCCATAGCGTGTCCAGCACCGCCCACCGCTGCCGTTGCTCCTGCTCTTTTGACAGAGGTGTCAATACCAATCTTAGCAGCAGCCTCTACAGACTTCTTAGTTGCATTCTTTAAGGAAGCCTTAACAGCTTCTTTAGCTGCATTTCCCGCAGCCAATCTAGCACCTTGAGCTGCTACTGTACCAGCACCCAACGTCACAAGACCCGCCCAGTTAGAGATGTCTGTAAACATTTCCCAACCAGCTTGTCCTGCTGTATGCCAACTAGTGTTAACGGCATCGTACTGATCCATCATATAGACAAAAGCTTCTTTAGTTGTCTGGTCTGCTTTTAAAACTCTAGAAGTGTCGATTGTCATATCGCCTAGGTTATAATTAAAACCAGCCATCTGCTTTAGACCGTAATCCGCTAACTTCTCTCGGTAACTAGAGCCTGAGTATTTCTCAAGCTCTGTATCACCCTTTAAAGGTGTATAACCATACGTCATGTTAAAGAAGTGTTGAGAGGCTTTTATCCAATCGTCATTCTTGTGTAACTCATCCCAATCAACATCTTGTTGAATGGTACTAAAAGGCGTGTAGCCTCTCTCATTCGTTGTAGATGTAGAAAGGCTGTTTTGTTCTAACCAAGAACTTAAATCGTTTGCCATGTTATAATCCTATTTGTATTTTCTATCGACTCCTGTAGGGTCGTAAGCTTCTGGATCAAACCAAGATAGTTTGTTAGCTAAATCTAAAATGTCTTTAGAGTCTGCGCCTGTGCCTCCATAATTGTAAGGCATATCACCTTCTAGCCAATCATCAAAGTCAAACACCTTGTAAGGATCAGCCATTACTTCTTTAGCGTACTTCTCAAACTTTCTTTGATCGTCCTTATTAAACGTCCCTTCTCTACGCGCAGCCATATTACCTATAAAGTCACTAGCCACAGCGTTAACTACTTGTTCTTGTAGAAGGTTCATTTCCTCTTCGCTAATATTTAAACCTCTAAGGAAACCTTGGTCACCTTGAAGCTTCATCCCATCACCATGTCTAGCGTGTAGCTTATCAAACACAGCATCAACTAGCTGATCTCTATTAACACCCAAGCGTTCAATAATTTCATTTGCTTGTCTGTTTTTCGTTAAACGTAGTTCTGACATAAATTCATTAGGAATGGGGTTGCCCGCATCCATCCACTGTTTCACTGACGCTGGGTCACCTTTAATCTCTTCCCACTTTTGTTTATGTGTAGTAGGTAAAGTTTCATAAGTTCCATCGTAAACGACATCTTTAGGTGTGAAGGTTTTCTCGTTCTCTATTAAGGTAATCCCTTTCTCCGAAGATTCTGATGTAGAGGCTGTAGAATTATCTATATTATCTATATCAGGGATAGGTTCACCATCAAGAGTTGCGCCTTGGCTGCCTTGTTTATTAAAAGGTTTAACCTTTGAAACTTCTGTGTCAATCCAGTCCATAAAATCTAAACTTAGTTCTTCTAATGCTGTGTCATTTAAAGGTTGCCACTTATTGTCCCGCATCGCTTGTTTAACCATTAATCGCCACTTCATGTTTAACTTAGGCTGCATACGATCAACCATTCTTTGGGCATCGTCTTTATGGTAACTGTCCTCTAAGACACCTTGTGCGTAACTTACAGCCGTTGGTGGGAAAGTACCTTTAACACTTAAGCCAGCAAAGATGCTGTCCAGATTAGATGATAAGGTTTTTTTATCGTTCGGGTTTAAAAGATCAGTATTAATTATCCAGTTCTCAAGGTCTGTCTTGTCAAGCTTAACAGCCTGACCGCCAATAAATTCTAAACCTTGTCCATTTAACTCAAGAGGTTGTCCATCTTCAATAGCTTCTATTAAAGCTTTTTCTAACCTTCTCATGTTAGTAGATGACTCTACCGAACCTAAGCTTAAGGATTTATCGTTTGCTGTTAATACTTCTCTTTGAATATAGTTAAGGTTTGGGGTATTCCAATTTAGTAATGGTTTACCGTCATCGCCAACTTGATCGAGTTGCTGTCTTGCCTCCAATCCTGCCATCTTTTCTGCATCTAGCTCGTCTTGAAGTTCTTGTCGGTTCTCTCTATCAAACTTATCTTTAAGTTTAATCTTAGCCGCAAAAAAAGCTGATAAAGAATCTTTGTCGTTAAACCTGTCACCAAGAACGGTTGGGTCTATAAAGTAAGGGTTACCTGTAGCCTCAGCCGCTTCAATCAGGGAGGCAACTGTAAGTTTCTTTAAGACAGGTTTGGGTACGTCTACACCGATGGTTTCGCCATACGTTTTAAAATGTTCTTCAATACCTTCGTGGCTTTTCGTTACAACATCTTTCAACTGCTGATCTATAAAAGCGTTTCTTTCATCTGCTGTTTCGTAACCATCCATCACTTCCTTGAAGCCACCAGAGTCTAATGTGCTTTGATAGACTTGGTGTTGAGCCATAACAATAGCAGTAATGCCTGTCTGGTAGTTATCGCTAATCTGTTGTTGGTTAACCGCTGTTGTAACCGTCCTACCTTTGTTACGCATTTTATCTTCAAAGACTGCGAACGCTGAGTTATAACCCATGACTTCATAGGCATCCATAGCCGCTAGAACTTCTTTAGGTTTTCTAAACTTATTAATATGCGCTTCTAAAGCAGCTGGATCACCTGCTGTAAAATCGTCTAGTGAATTGAAACCAGCTTCACCGTCTCTGGTTCCCCCATTACGACCTATAGAGTCCTTAATTTTTGTTTGTAAGCGTAGGGGCATATCTAGGAAAGTTTCAGACTCGTAAGGCTTCTTACCCTCTCGCGTCTCTTGTATCATTCTTGCTGTAATGTTTTGCAAGTCTTGTTGAATGAGCTGTACTTCCTGCTCACGCTTCTTAGCTTCTCCTTCTAAAACATTACCGCTTAATTTAGACAATGCCTCGATAGCTTTTGCAGTTTGCATCTTACCGCTACGCGCTAGTTTTTGCTCGGCTGTTTCAGACTTTACAAAAGTATCAACCTGTCTAGCGTGTTTTTCGTAAGCTTTCTTTTGCACAGCTTCGGCAAAGTTTACTGTTTCTGCTAAAGATTTGCTCATGTAACTGCTCCTGTGCCTGATGGTGTAACTGTACCCGCTCCTGCGTTTATCTTAAGACTGTTTTTAGCCGCGCTTGCGCTATAGTAACTACCAGCAGCATTAGCGGCAGCACCTAATACTGTACCCACACCAACACCAGCACCTCTAGATACAGAGTTGACTCGTGAAGTATAGTTAGATTGCGCTCCCAACCTATCTTCGTTAAGCTGATCTAACTCTCTGCCTAGGTTTTGAGTAACCATTGTATTAGCATCTAAACCTTGTCTAATAATACTTGATTGAACGTCTAAGGTGCTTTTACCTAACGCTCCTGATTCACCACCAGCTACAACAGCCCTTGCTAGGGTCTCGCGGGCTTCTAATTCATTAGCTACTTGTTCTTGTGCAGCAGCATCTTGCGCCTGAGCCGCTTGCAAGTTAATCTGTCTATCTGCGTCTATCTTAGCTTGAGTAGACGCTCGTAAGTTTTCTTCGTAAGCTGCATCTTGTGCATCGCTCATTGCCTGTGCTTGCATGATCGATGATGCAAAGGATGATATAGCTATTACTGTTGGATCACACATTCTTTTTAATCCTCACAAATTGGTAGAAAGGTTCTTTTCCTACACCGTATTCTTCTATTAACTCAATAAATTGGAAACCTAGCGATTTGAGCCACCTTTTAGATACCTCATTATCCGCGTGTACATAATTAACAAGAAGTGGGTATTTTTGATTAATACGCTCTACCCACTCTCTTGCTTGTGGTATAAACTCTGATCTAGTATCTATTAACTTGTCTGTTCCTAATAACCAAGGGCTTCCAAAGACTATGCTATCTGCCACACCAAACATCCCAACAATACTTCCATCTTCATGTATTATAGTGTTACATTCTCTGGAAGCTTTAAAGCTCGCCTGAAGTGACCTTAGTGGATTTAATCCGTTACTAGCCATAACTTCTTTAGCGTCTTGTTCTCTCATAAAGGGAGCCATCTCTCGACAGTCTCCCCAGTTAGCTGGTCTGTAGTGGTGTGTCATAATTATAGTCTCTTATTTCGTAGTACGACAAACCCTTCCCATTCTGCGCTTTGGAAAACGCTAGGTAGATGCGTGTCATTGGTTATTGTAATTTCTGTTGTACTTGCTTGTGATTGTATACCTACTTCAAACGAGCCTGAGTCAACCACTGCTGGCTGGCTTAGTAGGTTTTGCGCTTGACCTAAGATACGACCTGTAAACGTGGACAGTACCGCATCACGACCTACTGATTTAACTGTAACATCAAAGCGTCCTGTGTCGCTATAGTTGAAGGACATTTTGCGTAACTGAAACCTACCCATTTGCGTAGAGTCACCCTGTACAGGCTTGAACACTTGTTCAGACATTACATACTTAAATGTGTAAGGGTAACCAATGGTAACTGAACCACCGTTATTTAAGTGTTCAAGTATAGGGTTATCTATCCCTACATATACATCATCGAACAGTCCTAACTCTACACCCTCGTCTGTTATAGCCACCATGCCCGCAGTGTTGAAATCATCAGGGACTTCTGAACTAGTGCTGTTGGCACTAAGCGTTACTTGGTGATCTATTAAAAGAGGTGATCCTTGGTCAGTTAAATCCATCTCTTCGTAGCTGCCGTCTACAAACGTGAAGTATAGTTTCGCATTGTTAAACGCTACGTCTACAATGTCTTTATCAAACTTCCATTTAGACCACGAGCTTTGTAAGCGTTCTTGAGATGAGTTGTACCATTTGTATACATAACATTCTGATTTATTAGCTTCCGTTAAACATACGAGCATACTCTCGTTAGAGGAAGCAATCATTTTATTAATAGTACCGTCTAGATACTTAGGAACGTGAGCTGTAATCTCTGTAGCGTCTCTTATCTCAGTATCGTCTCTTGTAAAGTATTCACGAACACCTGAGAATGAACCGCTTTTAGTTGCAAAGAATACGCTAGTACCAGCACCAACTGGCGTGGATGTTAAATCACATTCGTATTTAGTTGATTGATCTATCGTTACTTCCGCTGGTGTTAATAACTGTGTAGCGGATAGGGTAAACTGGTTAAGGTTTGAAAATAGTAATAGGTTATCTTGAATAGGCACAGCAGCTTCTAGGTTCGCCACTTCGTTCTGACTGACTGATACATCAATAGGATCAGAGTCAAGTAAGGTGCGTACTGTTGTGCGCCAGAAGTTTAAGTAACCACCAGCTTCACTAAAGATAACATTCTCTCCCGCTAGAACACCTAAGCGGTTTCTGTGGAAGAAGATGTCTGAAATCGTTTGACCAACAAAGCTAGGTGCGGGGTTGGTGTTATCATCACCAGCCTTTCGATGCGCCCAAGTGTTTTCAAAATTATCTTCAGCTTGTGAAAATACAAAAGCACCACCCTCTACTTGTCGTAAAGTGTGAGGCATGGTGGATAGATCGAAATAATTATAAAGGTTTGGTGCTACAGTTTCTCTCCAGAAGCCTGAGCCAGCCGCACCCTCAAAGACAACATGGAAGTCATCTTCTTTCTTTTGGTTGTCCCCTACTACACCTAAGCGCATTCCTTCAAGGCACTGGTTAGGTAAATCTGTAAATGACTTAGCATTACCTTTAAATGCTTTAAGGTTTACACCACCATCATCATCTGTGGCGATGATATTAAAATCACCAAAAGGTGAGCCTTCAGGACAAGTGATAACAAAGTAAGGTTCATCATTATAAGTAGTTGGTTCTATAAACCCATTACCTCCGTTATTTATAATATCAACTGTAGTAGTAGGTCTTTCATAAAAGTATTTTTTATTCCTAATGCTTACACTTCTGCTTTTTCGAGGAAATAGGTATTCGGGCAGCCTGATTTTTGTATCATCGTCAGGGCTTACCATCCAGCCGTATTCACCAGTCTCATCATAAGGAACGTGAGAATCGCCAACTTTAATTATTACTGCGGGTCTAGTTGCCTCATCTTCATCTACCCATGTACTGACGTTAAGGGCTTGTTGCTGAACGCCATCAATAGTAATACTTTGCGTGGGTTCTGCTAAGTCCCTAATAGAGTCTGGAAGAGGGTAAGTAGAGCTATTACTCTCGTATGATTTTTCATACAAATATGTTTCTCGGTGAAGGAGGTCACCTAATTGAGATAGAACCTCAGTTCTTAGATTTGTTCTAGTAGAGCCAGAAACTGTCTCACCTATAACATGACTTACTTTAATACCGTCACTGTTAAATTCATCTTCGTTGTTAGCGGTTGTAGTTATTTGGTTTGGTGTGCTTGCCTCAGCGGTAAAATCGTTAGCATCTGTACCTTCACCTTGCATGGTTAAAGTATAATCTTTACCGTAGTTAACACTTTTTAAATATACTAAAGCTTGGCTACTAGTATTAGCTGGTATAATTGCATCCGACATCTCTACTGTTTTGTTCTTGTTAACAATAAAGGTTGCGTCAGCTACAGAGGTTGCTGTTATATCTGCGTAGTGGTCGGGAAGGTATGATGTATCGTCTGAATTACCTTGTAAGTGTGTACCGTCTGCCAACCAACTAGCTGAACCCGACTCGTAACGTAAGTTACCATGTATATCGTATACTCGGATTACTTTATCAGGAGTAATGACAATTTGAAACTGTTTGCTATCGCTTACCTTATAGGTGTGGAAAAAAGCCTCGGATAGCTCCAGCTCAGTAAGCGGTTCGGAGTTATTACCTAAATTAAAAGTTGCTTGCCAACTAGCACTGGTTTTCATTAAACTTTTTAAAAACTTGGTAGGAGGACGTTTCTTAAGACCATCAACCACATCTGAGAAACCGTTTTCCTGTACTTCTCCCTGACTTTCTAAGCGTAAAGAAGGGGGCTGTTGCGATACCCCATTGATGAGGTTTGGTATGTTCTTAGAAACTAGACCCATTGCGTATCACCCTTGATGAAATAGAACGATCAAGAACACTAGCTGTTCCGTAATCGTCAAATATGTTATAATCTCCATTATCCCCTTCCATTTCTTTCAGGGCGATTAATGCTCGATCTTCATCAGCTCTGTTAACGGCTGATAAAGTATCACTCCCCACCACTCTCTCTTGGAAGAGTCGGGAAGCTTTTACTGTAATATATCGTCTTGCCACTTCTGGCAGTTCTTCAAAAGCTAAAAGGACAACCACATTTAATTTTAGAGATTTGCCTATGTTATAGGTGTGGTTTACTTTGTCGTACATCTTGTTTCCACGTTGTACATATTCGTTCTTAGAGCTTCGGTACTTTGACTCAGCGTCAGCTCTGACGATCTGTGCAGGAAGTACCACGCAGCCGTCATTGTCAACAGCTACGGTATAATTTGATTCTGTGTTGAAGTTCCAGCCCAATGACTGAACATCTCTTGAAACTTCATTGAGTACGGTTTCAGCAGTTTCAGCATCGACTAGACCTGAAGAAAGACTGTTTACTGGTGCTTCGCCTATGGTGGAAAGCATAGAGTTCACAGCACTCAGTTGTGTTGTTGGAGTTGTCATATTTACCTCAATGAAAAAATAAAGAAAACACCCCCCGAAGGAGGTGTTCTCAAAGGAGTTACAATTAAGCAGTAATTGCGATTGCAGCCTTGCCGCGTAGAACATTGTGTCCCATTGCGTACTTAGCAACCATCAACGTACCTTGACGTTCGATTTGATATTCAGACTCAACGCCTAGGTCTAGCAACTTAACAGTCGCAGCAGCGTCTTTAGTGAAGATCATACCTTTCAAGCCAGCGTTGAATGAGCTGTAATCAGTAGCACCACCGTTCTCATCAACATTGTTAGTTAATGAGTTGTCTTGAGTTGGTAGGTGGTTAGACATCAATACTTTACAGCCGCCAATAGTAGGTGCGTTACCTAGAGCAACACTACCGTTACCACCAACGTCTTGGTTCATTGCAGTGTTAACCATGAAGCCAGCGGTAGCGTTGTTTGCACCGAACAATGAGTAGTAAGTTTCTGGAGTTACTACTACATACTTCTCACCAGTTACATCATGCTCATCGAACTTTTGTAGAGCAGCAAAGATTGTGTCTACAAAGGCTTGACCGCCAGTGCTAGAAGTAGCATCAGCTATAGAGATTTGACCAGCAGTTGGCTGAGTGCCAGCAGTCTCGGTATCGCTGTCAACAGAATTAAGACCAGCGAAATCTGCGCTTGTCCAATAACCGTTCTGATCGCCACCAACAGCACCAGTGTTTAGAGCAGACTTAAGAATTGTAGCGAAGATGTTCTTGTCAGCAGCGTTAGCTAGGGCGTTACCCATTTCAGCACTGTAAGTAGAACGTACTTCGTAGTGTTGCATCGCTTCGTCAATCTTAGGTATGAATGCGCTTGACACTAGCAAGTCATCTACAGTCACAGTTACTTCACCGTGATTTACGCTGTCACCAAGAATGGTTTGACCAGCAGTGTGGTATGCTGCACCGATAGTTCCGATTGATGGGAACTGTGCAGATTTACCGCTTGAGATTGTGCGAACTCTGTGAAGAGGCATCGCAATGTTTTTCTCCTCGAATGAAGTTAGAACCTCACCAGAGAATTGTTTTAGAAAGATGGCTCGTTTGTCCGTGCCACCGTTAATCAGACCAGAGCGTGAAACCGCTGCTGTATCTGTTGCATTATCTGACCATGCCATAATATTTTACCTTTTGTTAAATGTTTAAATGAATGTTTAATATATTAGTCACTTAACACTTAATCTTTCCGCTAAGATTGTCCTCGCAAGGGTCAAAGGTAATTAATTCGTGTGTTTCGTTCCTGTTAAAAAAGCCCTCCGAAGAGGGCATAAAGAGACTATTGTATGTTGCTGCGTCCTAACTTGTCCGCAACAGACTGACGGTATGCTGGATCACGAGCGTATCGTGGGTCTCTCATAGCTGTGGTCACTTCTGCCCATGAGCTATAATTACCGCCTGAAGAGGGTGCAGATTGTCCAGCGATTAATGCTGGGTCAGACCCTTCGGCAGCTTGATACTTTGATTGTAATCCCGACACAGCCAGCTTGACCATATCTAAGTCTCCTGATCCTACAGCTCGATCATAGGCAGCGATTTCAGTTTCACTGAGGTTGTCGCTTGCCCAAGTAATCATTTCGTTGTAGGCATCTGCTCCTCCTACTATGTTCTGGACGGAGCTTTGGTAATCTGTGGCAAGAGCCTCTTGACCCTTAATCCAACTGTTTACCAAATCTTGGGGGAAACCAGCGTCAGCTAACTTAGCGTAAGCATCTTCGGATAACTCCCCATGTTCACTATATTCGTTTTGCAGGGCGTTGAAGTCTACACCAGCAGCCTCAACTGCTTTCTGTACTTCACTACCTGACGGTTGTTCATCTGTTGTTTCTTCTTGGGCGGTTTCAGCTTTTGGCTCTTCCTCTTGCTGACCCCCTCCCAATTTTTTCTCCAAATTTTGATATGCACTTGCCATATCTTCTGGAGTTTTAAACTTCTCTGGCAACCACTCAGGGCGTTCATCGCCTTGGTTGTTTGCTTCTATCTGTTCACCTTTAGCGACCATCGCATCTATTTGTTCTTGTGGTTCGCTTTGTTCAACGTGTGTATTAATCGTATCTGTCATATTAGTCTCTTTTAGTTTATTGTTTACCTGCCTTTGATAAATCCCAGTGTGGGTTTCTTAAAGCAGGGTTAGCTTCTGGCAATTCTTCACTAACAATTTGTCGATGTTCTACGTTCATAGGATCAACAAAACCACCCTGCACTAACTCCATGAAGGCACGGTTGTCCATTCCTACTGTATAATTCTTTTTATTTGTACGCACACCATTTGTAACAACCCTCTCAGTTCTTCTCGACTGTTTGATAACTGCTCTTAAATTGTCAGCAGAGGGGTCAGCGTTATATGCTAACATTGCGTTTGCTTGTGATTTGTAAGTATCACCAGTGTTATATCTTGCACTAAGTAGTGTAAACTGTTGCTGCGCTCCTAAAGAGTCAAAGCCTTTATCACCTAAAACTTTTCGATAGTGGGACTCACCAGCCATAAATAGCTCTCTACCTTTATCAAGGTATGCTTTCATAGGTAAAGGTTTACCCTTATTGGCTTTTATAGCATCAGCTTCCCACTGTTTATATTCTGGGATTGTTAAATTAATACCATAGGCTGACGTTAGAATACCTTGGCTATCTATATGTTGCTGATTACCTTCTAACTCGCCTATGTTGGCATCAAATAAACCAGCCACAGCTCTTCGCTTTGTTGCTCTTTCGTAATCTAAAGCGGCAGCGGTTAAAGCTTTGGACATAACTTATTCCTCCATAGCTTGCTGCTGCATAGCATCAGAATAACCTTTAACAGCAGGGGCTACACCCTTCTCTGCCATTTGCATCATCTGTTGTTGCTGCATCATTTCCTGTTGCTGCTGTGCCTCTTGCATCTTCTGCTCTTCTGACTTAACAAGCCCTTGCGTATCGATACCAAGAGAAGCACCAAGGCGGTCTAAGTAATCACCAATGTTTAATTCAGAAGCGATAACTTCGTTGCCTAGTGGTTGGAGCATTTGTAGGAACTGGCTTAGTTTGTTTAAGTCTTGACCGCGACCAAGAGCTTCGAGACCAGTTACGATTTGTGGTTTGAGTGTGTCTTTAGGGAACTTAGGCATCTTACCTTCTTTCTGCATTTTAGCTAATAGAAGGTTAACTAGAGGTAGCTGGAACTCTTGTGATAGTACAGAGTAGATACCACCAAGAGCTGTCTCTAGTTCCTGTGCCATGAAGCGAACTTCTTCCGCTGTTACTCGTTCAGCTTGTCGTTGGACAGAGCTATTAAGTAGGAAAGAGAACGCCAGACGTTCAGTGATTGTGTTCATTGTTTCTTGTGCTACGCGGAAGTCATTAAACTTCTGAGCCTGTAGCGTGGTAACATCTTCGGCAGCACCAGAGATGATTGCACCATTAGGCGCATCAGCAATGCTTCGTGCTTTGGTTGTACCGTTTGGTCTAACCATGAATAGAAGTTTAGCACTAGCTGCGCTGCCTTCTACGATAGCTCCTGTTAGAGCCTCCAAAGACTTTAAGTCACCATGTAATTCTTCTACGAAAGATCGTCCGTAGTCGTTACCATCGACAGCGATGAAACGCAAAGCCATCCAAGGTAGTTTATCTTCGGTGTAAGAACCTTTAGTGCTAGGGATAATCATGTCATGTATCTCTTGATGCACGACAAACTTCTTACCTTCGCGTCTAATGCAAGTGTAAAGCTCACATTCTTTATCATCGTTTAAGTCTATGTTTACATCGGGGTTTTCATATAGTGCCTCAAGGATTTCTTTAGGCAGTGCGTTGTAAGCTATAGATTCTTTGACGATAATCTTGAGAAGGTTACCCATCGTATCACGTTGAACAACGTAACGGTCTAGTCTAAATACTTTCATACCACTCTTAGGTGGCATATGTACTAAGACGTTACCGCTAACAATAAGTTGTTTAAGTGCTTCAAAGGTAGGTACACGAATTGCTTTTGACTCTACTTCTTGAGTCGCACTTCGCTCGATGCGTGAAAGAGCTTCCTCTGCTTTACCTCGTGCATCACCACCCAGTTCCGACAAATCGAAATCATCTATCGTAAGTCGGAAGAAGGGGGTGTTGGGAGGAAGCAGTGTCATCAATAGTTTAGATGCGAGATTGTTAACACCTCTAGCACCTACTGATTGGAAGGGCGTAATGAATTGAGTTGTGTTGCTATGTCCGTCAGGCGGCATAAGCGTAGGGATTGTTAACTCAGCACAGTTACGCGCTCTTGATAAAAACGATTCACGATCAGCCGTCATGTTGTCATACTGTTTGGCTATAGAAAGATCGTTCATACTTTAAATCCTATTTATTAATTGTTAAACCTGAACCACTTGCGCCACCGCTATACTGAGTTCCAGATGACGTAGTACCGAACGCGCCTTTAGCTCCTTTCTTCTTTTTCTTAAGCATAGTTGCATTAGAGTCCACAGCGTTCTCTAGCTCAGATGGAGCTGCTTGTGGTGGAGGTGGTGCTTTGACTGTTGGTTTTGGTGGTGGTGGTTTTGGAGTTGACATACACATATATTATATCTCTTCTGGTTGATCGTCCTCGTACAGTAACTCCATACGATTAATGACGGATTGTTGTCCTTGTAGGAAAGCAATATCGACTTCCGATATGCCTCGTTTAATTGGTAATTTGTCAGGGAATAGTTTCCCAAGATAATCTATTAATTCTTTAGATATGAATGGTTTTTTATTCATTTATGATTCTCCTATGGGGCACCTTAGACCTAGCCCAGTGATGGCGGGAGGTGCAGCCAGACGTTGGCGATGATGTGGAGGCACGTTACTACCTCCAACATCGTTATCCAATTCCTATATTTCGCATGAACCTGACGAGCAAGCCAACTCTTGAGTTCCAGTAGTGGTGTCCTCTTTTTCATATTCACCTAGCCTATCCCAATCTATATCAGATGGGGTTTCTCGTTTAAGATTGTCATACGTTTCTTTATCTACTGCCTCGTATGGTGCTTGTGCATACACATGGTCAGTGCGCGGTAGGAAGCTAATGCCTGAGCATTTGTCTAGTCTATCCCATAGCCACTGTCCTGCTGCTAAGAACTCATCATCGGAGTAGTAGATTGTAACGCTTGGTTTATGTTCACACCAGTGGTCTTGGTAAATCTCCCACAAGTCTAGCTGCTGCTGTACATCTAATTCCTCTACACAGGTAGCACCTTTAGGAGCTTTGACAGGGAACTCAAAGACATAGTTCTCTCCGTTCATTACGTCCTTCTCCCAAGACACACCCGCATCTTTTAGGAATGCAGAGATAGGGTCTTTACCATCGCTGCGTACTCGTCTTATATAATAAGGTGAGAACCTAGCGTGAATACCACTAGCACTGTCCACTAGCTGCGATACCGTACCTGACGGTTTAACACAGGTAATAGCTGTTGATTGGTTGATACCCAACTCCGCAGAAAAGTGCTTGTTAGTATCTACAGCTATCTTCTTCAATCGCTCTAGTGTCTCAACTAATTCTTTCTTACTGCCTTTACCTGACAACAGTTTGTGATCCATGATGCCTGTCATGCTTACACCAAGTAGGCACTCTTCTTCTGTGTTCTTCTTCCAGATAGAGCGCACATACCTAAAGTCAGTTAGCGATGACTGTAGCGTTCCTAATATAGTAGCTAGTCTAGTCTTACGCTCAAGTGACTCTAGTGTGTCATCAGCTCTTACTACAATCTCAGATAGGTTACACACCTGTGCCGAGCGTAGGATAATTTCAGAGCAAGGGTTCGTACCAAAGTCGTGGTCTACTTCCCTACGTCCATTAGCTGCTGCTTGTTTTTTAGATGCAGTACGAGAGAAGATACCTCGCTCTCCTGCTCTAGATTTATATAACGCTACCCACTCTTCTAAGAATGTTTCGTAGTCGGGTTTCTCTGCGTACACTGCGCTGTTGTTCGCCAAGGCGCGTTGACCTTGTGTGTCCCACCAATTCCCAGACTTCGCATGACGCATACGGTCATCAGACAAATTAGATAGAGAGATGAGAGCAGACCTACGCACACCACCAACAACAACGATCTCAGCAATCTTACAAACAATGTCATGGCATTCTATGCTGGTGAGCTTTCTTCCAGCAGCCCCTTTAAAGGTGGCAACTGTAAAGTCAAAGAGCCGTACCAAAGGATCAGCACCACTGCTCCTACCCCCAAAAGTTTTAAGACGTTCACCTTTCGCCCTGAGCTTTGATACATCCCAAGTAGGAACTTGACCTGAATATAATAAACTAACAAGTTCGCGGAAAGCTTTAGCCCAGCCAATCTTACTGTCTTGTACATGGATTGTAGTTTCTGTTTCATAAAATTCCTCACTAATAGTTGGTAGTTTGGTAACAGACTGACGCTCCACTGAGAAGCCTACGCCTGTGCCACACATTAAGACGTAAAGTATTTCATCAAACACTCTAGGGTTATCTACTGCAATGTAACTACAGTTAAACCCTGCCATGTTATCTCTCTTCAACGCCTCGCCCGCTGTCATTAAGCAGCGCATTGACGGCATGATTTCAAGTTTGTAGATAGCATCGTATAGTTCATACGCTAGTGTAGTATCTAGTTGTCCTCTATCTACCCAAAAGTTTATGTATCTTTGTACTGTTTCTTTCCAAGTCTCTCTACGCCCTTCTTCTTCACGCCACCTAGCGTAACGTGATTTATGTATGTATTGTTGATATGAGTCCATCAGCGGTCATCTCCTGAGCCTCTGAGCGTGTCTTTAATCTTACGCTTGTATAGCTTGTTTAAATTATTGAATGCAATGTCACTCAGGTTCAGTCCCGCTTCGTCTGTCAGCATGGCTAGATACCAGAACACATCTCCTAGTTCTGATGCAAGCTGCTCTTTAAAGTCAGCGGGTTCTCCGTCCCTAATCTTTTTCTTTACCTTCCCTGCTACTTCACCAGCCTCACTTGCAAGACCCATCGTTAGATACTCTAGTGCTGTTTCTTCGGGGAAGATAGCTGTGGCAGCACACTTGCTTTGATACCAATCAAACCCCTCAAACATTCCTGTGATCTGTTCGTATGAAGCTCCACCTAAATCATTTTTCATTTTTCTCTACTCCCCAATTCGTATCTTTCGTCTGTTCTAAAAGTTCAATCATTTTAATTAAATACCAACACGCCTTCTTTGCGTCTTGTATTGGATTACCTTTGTTCCACATTCTAGAACCAGTGTATTTGATTACGTTTCCTTGACAGTATGAGATAGCGTCATACTTACCTAGCACATCTACGATGTAGTCTATTGTTTCTATACTCCCTGCATTGTAATGTGGCGGGTTGTTTACTGGATCGTCCATAGTTTTACCTTCTTTGTTTTAAAATTGTATTCTCCGTCACGAAGTATTCGTGCCAGCCTTGCGTTCTCTAACGCTATCTCTTCGCCTAAACCTTTAGAGGCATAAGCATCTACAACTGTCTGCCATGTGGCTCCGTTGTCCTGTAATAGTTTGTCCGCTGTCTTTGCTCCGATAGTCGGACAACCTTTGTAACCGTCTGTCGCATCGCCTACGAGTGTCTGATATAAGAACCAGTAGTCAGCCTCATCTTCATCAACCTCGACAACCTTACCATCTAATAAGTGGTAGGCGGGTATGGTTAACAAGTCTTTGTCAGCAGACCAGATAACTGTGTTCTTATCCGCACTTCCTAGTATTCCTAAAAGGTCATCCGCCTCTAGCCTGTCCTCCATTTTGCCGTTGTAATTATCCGATAAATATTTTTTAGCAAAATTTAGAAGCATGGGCTTGCGTGTACCTTTACGGTTAGCTTTGTAATAAGGTGCTACCTCTTTGCGGTATAGCTTGTCACCAGATATACAAGTGATGATCTTGTTACAGCCTGACTGCTCTTTAATTTCATTCATAAAGACAGACATATTCTGTATAACATCCTGCTCAAAAGCATGGAGTGTCCAAAAGCCGTCACCCCAATCAATAGGTGTCTCGGCTACAGTTGCAGCTTTGTATGCAACTATATCTCCATCCACTAACAGCGTTCTATCTTTCATCATCTTCGTCCTCCTCCAGTGCTGCAAATATTTTCTCAAGCTGTTCCTTCTCTTGCTTGCATAAAAATACTTTTATAATTATCTCGCCAAGCCACTTTATTCCTAAAGCAACACTGACGAATAAAAAGCTGAACACTAGAATCATGTTTAGTGTTGTACCTTCCATATTATTTCCTATGCTTAACCAATGTAAGCTTACGAGTAACAGGATCAAACTTAATGAACTGTACTCCAAGTTTTTTTTGAGTTGGTGTCCGACTTGGTAGGTTTGTATTTTTACCTTCCATCTTGACATCGAATAAGTAAACTTCACCGTCTTTAATGCCAATAACATCAACCGCTCCTGTAGAACCAGCGTTATAGAATACTTCAAATCCCTCATCCCATAACCATGTGATTGCATACAGTTCTGCCACATCTCCTAAACGACTCGGACTAGTGAGTCTCTGCCCAACTTCTTCCGACATCGAACTCTGAGTCGAGAGGACATTTGAATCCATATCTTTCTTCGGTTTTCTTAATAGCCTTTTTAGTGATTTCACCTATCTCAGCCTCCAAGCCTTCCTTAACTATAATTTGCACTTCATCATGGACAAACGCCACTATCGCAACTTCTTCTGTAGTGTAGCCTTTAGCGCGTATCATCTTCTCTATGGTTCTGTACCATTCCTTACAGATGATCGCTCCCGCTGATTGAAGCAGTGTATTTAATGCAGCATGGGGGTGGCGTATAGGTATGAGCCTACCGTCTAACCCTTTAATAAACTTCTCACCATGCTGTGATTCTAACCGTAACTTAATGGCATCGGTTAACTTCTTGAGAGCTGGGGTCTTAGCTAGGAATCGTTTTTTAATTTGTCCGCCTTCCTTCGCGCCCTTGCCAATGATCTCTCCAATTTTTTCGTTGCCCGCTCCGTACAGGAATCCGTATATAAACGTCTTTGCCTGTGGACGAGTCTGTAACCCCGCTGCCATTTGGTTTGCCGTGTGTATATCACCTTCTAATATTTCCTTAGCGTACTGCCCGCCATCATACCTGTGCATATAATGACTTAAGCATCGCAGTTCTAGACCACTAGCGTCTGCCCCCAACAAGGAGTAACCCTGTGGCGCACGAAATAGTTGGCGGCATTCCTTCCCAAAGGCGGCTGTTCCGCTTGGTACTTGAGCGACATTAGGGTCACTGTGTGTACAACGAGAAGTAACAGCCCCCATGTGATTAACGCGACCATGTATTCGTCCTTTCTTCTCAAGCTTGAGCCATGCTTGTTTACCATTTCCTAATTGTCCTAATCTTTTGTTTAACATCAGGAACTCAGTTAACAGCTTCGCTTCGGGCATATCGATTCCCGCTAAAATTTTTTCGTCAACTTTCGGCTCACCTGATGGTGTAAACTCTTTTGGCTCCCAACCCTTCTTCATTAGCCTGTCAGCAATCTGCTGTCGTGAGGCAGGGTTGAACGGAATGGTTTTGGTTTTTGTTTTCAGCTCAATTATTGTCGGCTCTAGCGTGTCAACTAGTTCGTTCTCTATTTCTAACTTTCGTGCAGACAACTGCGTGTAAAGTTTTTGTGCAGCCTCTACATCAAATGGGAAGCCTACGCGCTCCTGTTGGAACAGCATCTTCGCCATGTCATGCTCTAGCTGCATGGGTTCTTCTGGATAACGCTTGCGCTGTATCATCTCGTACAGCTTTACGTTTAGTGCTACGTCTTTAGCGCAATACTCTAACATCTCAGGGTTGAACTCTGTCCAAGCGTCCTCCTGTTCACCGTAAGCACCTTTGTTGTAGTTGAGGCGTTGTCCCCAAGCCTTAAGAGAATGTGAACCAATCAATCTATTGTCCACTGTCCTCTTCAAAATATCTTTTTCTTTTAAGTTGGGATATATTAATCGAGAAGCTACCAGTGTATCAAACACTTCGCCTTTGTAGTCAAAGCCATATAGCTTTTCCAAGACTGGAATGTCATAGCAAATAATATTATGACCGCCTATCTCTGGAGCTTTTCTTAATAATGCAACACCCTTTTCTAACGTGTCCCCATGGAACTTCCATTGAACACCTGATTTGGTACACTGTGTGACTATACAATGCACTTTGGTCACTTCATCTAGCAACCCATCTGTCTCTATATCAAATATTAACATATATCCTCTCGCTGGAGTGATTAAAATGGTACGTCATATTCTTCTGACATACGCCCTGTTGTGGTGTTGAAGTGAAGCTGTCCTGCTACACCTGTCTCACCAGACCACCTGTTCTTAAGTATGCGAACAGTGGTTGTGTTACTCGTCTCAGCATCTTGCTGATTACGCTCTAGTCCGATAACAATGTCACTTAACTGTGCAATGGCAGCACTACCTCTAAGCTGAGATAGCGAAGTCATAATACCTTCTTCGTGTCCCTTGTCACCGCTGGGTCTGCGTAAATGAGATACGACAATCAACCCTATGCCTAGCTCTTCAGTTAGTGAGCGAAGTTGTGTCATCATGTTGTCAATGATACGTCTTTCGTCACCACCCTCGATGCCTGATACAACAATACTGATGTGATCCAGAATAATGTACTGGCAGCCACACCCTCTTGCTAGGTATCTGATCTTGGCTAGTAGGTTATCGCTCTCTGTCGATCCCCAGTGGTCATACATAAACACTCTACCAGTGCCGAGCGTAGCGTCAAACGCTTCTCGCAGCTCTTCTGTAGGTACGTCCTGTAGGTGTACTAGTTTGTTTAGGTACAGTGACATAAGCCCCTGTGCAGTTCTCTTGCTTGACTCTTCAAGTGCTACATAACCTATCGTAGCCCCCTCGTTGAGTAGGTGGTACGCAAACTCTCGTGTTAGTTGCGACTTACCCAAGCCTGACCCTGCTGTTACCGTGACAATCTCACCTAAACGACAACCGCCTATCTTAGCGTTTAGTCCCTCGTAAGGGTAAGGTACAGTGTGTACTTCTTTCTCGGTGCTGACCTCTTCCCACAAGTCCTCACCGTTGATGATACCATCGGGGGCAAACTCTCTTGCACCCCAGAAGGCATCAATAAGTTCTGGCTGTCTGCCAGCTTGAATCATTTCATTAGCGTCTTTAAGTGGTAGCCTAGCAATCTTGGCTTTGCGTGGTGATAGTAGTGCCGCACAGTCTTGTGCTGCTTGCTGTCCTACATCGTCCATATCGAACATAAAGACAACAGTTTCAAACTTCTCTAACCACTCGATAGATTTTTTAATATCTCTCTTTGCTCCTGCCGCGCCTGTCTTGACAGATACAACAGCCCACTTGTGATCGAAAGCCTGAGATACAGACATCGCATCGATCTCACCTTCTGTGATTACACAAGTACGCCCTCCATCTCGCCATAAGCTTTGACCAAAGAGTCCAGCTTCTTTCAGATCACCTACGACAGCAAACGTCTTATCAGGATAGCGAAGCTTCTGCGCTACAGTCTTACCATTTTTATCTTTGTAGTTGGCAACCTGTACTCCGTCACCAGTTTGGTAATCCCAAAAGCGTACAGTCTTTTCTGTCAAACATCTTTTAATCAGTGGTTTAAAATCACCTGTCTTAAAGTTTGTTTCTTTGACTGCATTATCCACTATTCTCTCCTGTTCGTCTGGTTGTCCGTATGTCTCACAGCTAAAACAAAACGTGTGACCATCAGTGTACAAACTATTTGCATCTGACGAGCCACACACCTTGCATGGAGTGTGCATTACAAATTCACTCTCCTGATTCTCCATCTAATAATTCTCTCTCTTTTGCATAATAAAATTCCAAAATGCTGTAACAATCTGGACACGTTAAAAGGGTCATCATAGAGAACTCTTCAAACTCGTCCTCTACCGTCTCGTCACCTGTCCAAAACATTTCAGCTCCACATTTCATGCAATTATGTCCAGTCATCAGGGATAATCTCCTCTGCCCAAATGAATTTATGCTTATCAGCCCACTCACCACAAGTCATCTTCGTGCCGTCTTTACGTTTCTTAGCACCTTGCACTGGGCTGTTAGCTCGTTGAAATAAGAACCTGATGTCCAACTCTGGGTGTTGCTCTTTCATATTACGCATCTTACGCTGTGCGTCTTGTCTAAAGTAACCTTTAACTTCGACATATATGTCACCGATCTTTAGATCAGGTGTGTATTGTCTCGTCACCGTGTAGGGCAACTTACAAGGTTCATACTCGTAAGCTACCCCTCGGCTTTTGAGGTTGAGTTGCACTCGTTCTTCTAGGGTCGATCTAGAAGTCAGCGGCATCTGCAAGTTCCTCTGTTATTACAGAGTCATTAGACGCTACATCGCTAGGAGGGGGTGCGATGAAGCCGTCCTCCTCATCAAAGACGCTAGTAGCTGTGTTACCATACTCTACTAGGTCTATTACTTGTACTGCCTTCAGTCTCAGGGACACGCCAACTTTCTTAGTTGACTGCATGATGTAAGGGATAGGCTCGAATGCTACCTTTACTCGTGAGCCATTACCAATCAGCATATCTTTTGGCAGTGGTTGTTTCTTTGCATCGATAACAGCGGGAGCTTGCTCATAGTATGTGCCGTCCTTACGCTGTACCTTTGCTTTTAGTTTGAATTTAAATTCTACTTTACCAGTATCGTCACCAGTATCTTTATCGTAGACTGTTTGTGCTACATCCTGAGTGGTCAGAGTATTTTTCAGTGGTGGTTTTTCTTTCACTGCTCTCTTAAATTCCTCTTGGACTATTTCCTCTAGTCGCTCACTCATTTCTGCTGCTTCCTCTTGGGAAAGCTGAAGGTTGATACTGTAGTCACCTAGTGGATTCCATTTCGTATCTGGCTCTAGAACCTTTGCCCATTGAGCCGAACCTTCAAGTACCATAATATTTTTCGCCATAAATTATATTCCTATATGTTTAAGTTTTTAGTTTGGACTGCCTATGGGGCACCTTAGAAAATTATGCAAAAAAGTAATCACTCTTTAACACCAAATCTAAATCCAAAGTACCCTTGGTTGGTGGTAACGGCACATCCGTTCCCTCCTGTAACGATGTTACTGCGCTATCGTAGAGATTTTGTAGTATATCGTTTTGTTTGTACATATCGACAAACGCCTCTCTTAGTCTTTGGTTAAGCAGTGGCATATTTGTACAATGTGTACCGTAACTGTCATGCACCATCGCAAAATCAGTTACACCATCTTTCAAACATCGGACAACTGTCTCTGTCAAAGCCGCAGCATCCAACGAATGAACTAAGTTTGGTGAACTACCCGAAACAGCTTTCCGAGAGTCCACCGAATTGTCTATTGGCTCTTGGTAATTTAATCTTACAATAGAGCCGTTTAAATGAGTCTTAATCCTTAACTTCTTTTTATTGTTATATGATTGCCTTACTAACAAACCTGTGGGTGTTTTCCATTCAAACATCTTACCTTCGTTTGCGTATAGCCTAGCCAAATCTTTGACATAATCCATAACAGTATGGGCTGAGATAATAACCTCATTGATTGCTTGCCATACGAAACCAGATAAATAAATTGATACTTTAAAGAAATCGTCATCCCAAGGGTTCTTACCTTTGCACTTCTCCTCAAGTGCTTCATTAATATATTCAGTGCAAGCGTGTCTTGTTCCTGAGTACGGTACTATCATCACTGGTCGCTTTGTAATCTTACGACATACGCCAATCTCTAATAGCTGTTTTGCTAACTCAGTGTCCTGCTCCTCTAACAACTGTGTAGTACGTTTCGCTACGTCAGAATAAATATCCTGTGGTACGTCACTTGGTGTTAGGTTCACAGCCCTACCGCCACCCTCATCTAAAAGCATAGCTGAGAGGTGCTGTAAGCCGTTACAAGAGCCGTCACTAGCACAAGGTAGGTGAGTATAGTGTGGCTCACCAGACTGCTTAGAATGGTTATATAACGCCCACTCGTAGCACCAAGCTAATGCTTGCCAAGGCTTGTCCGCGTCCTGCCACCACTTGTTTGTTAACGGATCATTATAAACGTCTACAGCGTTCTGTACGTTCATATACGCCCACATCTCTCGATCTTCCAAACTTACCTTGTCAACACCGAACACGTTAGCACCGTGAATAGCTAACCATCTCGCATCCTCATCATTGGATACCAAGACTCCATTAGCAAACTCTAACAATGCTTTGCTGTAGTCAGCGTTTTGTGGTGACAGGAACGACTCAACTGGATACTTCCGCCCCCGAAAGTCTAGTTGCCATACATACCACATCTTATCATGCTTAACGTACTCCTCTGCAAGCTGAATAGTCCGCTCAACCTGAATACGTTTCGACATTGATTTGTTATTATGCGTGTGTACTTTGTTCCTATCTGCTTTAAATATCTTAAACTGTTCCTTTTCTTCATCATTAAGATACTTAGGTTCTTTACTGAATGGGTATTTAGGTAATGGTAGATTGTCTTTCTGCGGAAGTCCTTCCCACAACTGACCACTGTCCCAACAAGCTCGCAGCGTTTCCACTACAAACTGGTTAATACGCCAAGGTGTTTGCTGTAGAGCATTGACGCAAGTGTATTCATCTTGAATATCACACTGCGCTAGTCTGTCTAAATAATCCTGTACAACTTGTCTCACGACCACACCCTCACAAAAGGTAATTTATTAATATGTTCTGAATGATAACCACCACCCCAGAACCCATCCCAATCTTTTGGCTCAATAATACAAGGAGCATAGCGAGGTAATGCTATACTGTTTGTCTCGTTGAACGCCTTTACCCACTCCTCTGTCTCAGCAGTAGGAGCCAGTAAGTAAGTTGTTTTCTTTTTGGTAATCTTTTTCTCTAGCTTTACGATACCAGTGTGTTCAATAATTATATCCACTAGCCTGATGCCTACGTTAACTCGCTCCTTATCAGTCCAGTGTGGTATGTCTAAACCGTCATTTCTAATCTTGTGGTCAAGACCGTATCGCTTGTGGTCAAAACCTTTATCAGATTTCTTGTTTGCTAACTTAATAATGTTTGTAGCTACTTGCTTGTCTAACTCTAGCCATTTATCAAGACGTATCTGAGTCTCGATTTGTATTCCTATTGTTCGTGCTACCTGATACAGCGTAGGCTTACGGCACATAACATCAACCATAGCTACAAGAGCTAGGTATGCCATCTTGCTAGAGTCTGTATGTTTAGTTAGACTTTTAAATACTGATTTATTGTTTCCAAGTTTATTGTGATAAGCATCTATTGCGTCCATGACTGGTTCAACAATGCCTTTGATGATAGTACGTCCGTGTTTGGTTTTAGAACCCAGTCCTTTACCTAACAACTCTTCCATACCTTTGTTGTAACGGTGTATCCCTGACTGTACCATTCGGTACTCTAACTCTATTTGTTTATCCAAAGTTGCCATCGTTTACCTCTGTTTACGCCACAATTCTGTGGGTTTGGTGGCTTAACCCCGATCTTGTTACGGTAGCGGAGTTAAGGATTAATCGGGATATGCAAGTTATCCGTCTATATATGTTTATCTTGTTACGGTGGCGTGATGAGGATGAGATGGATTAGCAAACCTGTGGTTTAAGCCACTCACCCATCTCTCCTCTATGTTTTCTGCCGTTTTTAATTTCATCTTCACGCCTCTTACGCCACTTTACGCCACAACGCGCCACAAGGATTATTCAAGTAAATTAGCCCCATCGACCATTGTGTCCGTATTCCATTTAGCATACTTCAAAGTGGTTGCAATGTTTTTATGCCCCATGTAGCGCATGATATTTGCTGTGTCCCACTTCTTAGATGTAAGCCTAGTGGCGGTGGTATGCCTCCATGAATGCCAGCACTTATCCATAAGACCAAGGTTCTCTCTCACCTTGTCCCAGATGAAGCGGTGTTTACTAACGTGTTCGTTGAATGTCTTACGTTTACGCAGTATCTCTTCCACCCGCTTTGTTACAGGCATTAACAACGGCTCACCGTTCTTCCTGTCGGGAATGTATGCACCATAGACAGGTGTACCATCTTCCCTAGTCTGCTCTAGTTTGACCAAGTTGCTACCATCTATCTTTAACACTTCCCCTGCTCGCATACCTGTATCAACAGCTACGATAGCATAGTCATGTAAGTAGTCAGCGTTTAGTCTTTTAAGTTCTTTTAGTATCGCCTCCTCTTCTTCCTTGGTAAAGAACTCTA